CTTTCACAAATACACTTGTTTTTGCTGGGTCTGTTGACCTTGGATAGGTATGATTACTTCCATGACTGTCTTGGTCACAAGTAAATGTCATACTATCTTGTTCAATTTCTATGGGCATACCAACTGGAATACTGTGAGCTCCAACATTTGCAACCAATATACCTGTTGAGGAATCATAAGTTGCGGCTGAGGCTGAGTAACTTTGTCCGCCACCCATTCCAGCATGATTTACACACACTGAATATAGTTTTCCACTTGCCGGTACAGCTCCTACTACCCAAACTTCTCTGCTACCTGCGGCATTAAATCCAGAAGCATATGCGGCTAAGTCAGCCTGCTTTACACCATCCAAATAATACTCCACAGCTTGACCTGTCAATCCTGTTGCGGCATCTTTAGTCATATTAAATTCTGTGCCGCCGCCCCATGTACCGTCTTGTGTTTCACTGAAGTAAAGTGGATGTCCAACATTGCTTGCATCATTCTGTTCGAAAATATATAATCTATGCTTTGTATCCATTTCATGTGTGCCAAGTTCTTCGCCATCAAATAGATATCTATTTCCGCCGCCCCAACTATTTCTCACAGATACTTTGATAGTTTTACCTGTGTATCCAATTTTGGTATCATTTACAACCAGTCTGTGATTCGTTGCTGGTTGTATGTTAGTTTGAATGTTTGCTACTGTGGATTGTTTTTCTTTATATACAATAATATCACCACTAGTAAACGCTGTACCTGTTAAAACTCTTTCAGCAGTACCACCGCTTACATAAGCACTAAATGCCGTTCCGTCTAGTGTTGTGGTTAATCCTGCATCAGTATACAATTCTACTGTATTAGCTGTAACATTATTGGCGTAATAACTGTTTCCGTTTAACTGTGTCATACCTACAACACCACTAATACCTTGCACTGATTGTCCATTTGAGTAACCGTGTCCAGTCATTGTTAAAATAACTGGATTACTTCTTGTTGCATCAGTAATTGTTTCAGTAGCAACACCCCATCCATTTATTGATCTAGTATCAAAATAATTTGTTAAATCTGCGTTTGTACATATTCTAAATTGTGTTGCACTTACTACATCAGCATACCAAGTTCTATTGTACATACTTGGTGTACCATGACTGCCTAATGATTTTGCCCAGTCGTTTGGTAAAGTATCTTTAAACGCAACCATATCGCCTTCTGCTAGTCCGTGTGGGTTAGCTGTTGTAATCGTACACTGTTGCTCGTTTGATACTGCGGTAATTGCAACATTATTTGTGGTTGTTCCGCCATATGTAAGTGTATCACCTACTGTAAATCCGTCTGGAGTATTCAGTGTGCTTGCTGTATATGTAATTGTATCACCGTACATATATCCATCTACAGCCATTTCATTAGCATCATAACCAGCACTTAAGGCACCGTAAGTTCCATAACTGTTGTTTCCGTTCAATGCACGAATCTTACCACCGCCTGTTGATACATATCCATAATCACAATAGTAAGTAAAGCAAGAAACAATCTCGCTAAGTCCATTTTCGCTTACCCAAAAACCAATACCTCCGTCATGCACTTGTGTAAATGTGTGAAACACCATACTACCCGCTGTGCCTGACGCTACAACCGATCCATCAATAATAGCACCAACGCCTCCTGTTGAGAAAGCACTTGATTCTTTGATATATGGTGATTTGAGAATTGTAGCACCTGGTTCTAATCTAAAATAACAACCTTTAACTGTTGCTGTTGTTGGGTCACCTGGTGTACCCATCTGAAAGCCTGTTAATCCTTTGAGGTTTAAACCTTCAATCATTGTACCTGTGTTGACATAGAACATTGTTTCTTCTGCGTTAGGTACACCATTGTCTCCATTGCCAGCGGCTGGTTGAACAATACAGTTACGTTGTCCATCACCAACAATAGTCACTTCTGGTGGAATGTGAATTGGAAGAACTTCACTGTATGTTCCGTCTTTCACAAAAATTGTAGCTGGTGTTCTGTTGGCGACATCAGCATTGATATATTCACATGCATATTTGATACTTGCAAAAGCATAGTCAATACTTGCACCGTGATTTACATCATCAGCACTACTAGTTGGATCTTCACTTACATAAAAAATCTTGTCGTTTTCACCAGCAAACTGCCAACTGTATGTTGATCCATCTGGTGTTTGTAGATACTTACCAGCGTTTCCTGTTGTACTTGGTAGCACATAACTTGCTCCAACAACAAACTCTTCCCAATAGTTGTTGGTGTTTAAATCAACAAAGAAGTCTGCACCAGCTTGGTGATCTACTAAACAAATAAATGTACTAACACTGTTTTTAACAATATCATCTTTAAGATAGTTTGTGCCTGTTGTCCAAGCACCCATATAGCGTACACCACTATTGAATTTTTGCCATTTGCCTGCACCTAAATCAGTTGCAAACACACCTGATGTGTGTCCAATCAACACAATATAAGTGTTACCTCCGTATACAACAACATCATTAATTGCATAGTCTGTTGCTGTTGCCCAGTTGCCTCTTGAATTGACACCAGTTGTAAACGCTTGCCATTCTGTATTGTTTAAATCTGGTTGTTTATTAGTGTTATCAATATTTGCTTTGTATACATTACCGCCATAACGTACAGTCTCACCAATATAATAGTTTGTACTGCTATTCCAAACACCTTTAAAACTATTGCCTTCAATAAAGTTTTCAAAGTATGCGGCATCTGTTGGCAGATTTCCTGTACTGTCTTGTAAACAACGATATAAGTTAGCACCGTAGGCTACGATATCTCCAGGCTTGTAAGAAGTACCTGAGTTCCATATACCTTCAGGAGCAACGCCCTCTACAAACTGTTCCCAAAAAGTTGTTTGGGTTGGTAAGTTACCTGTTGTATCTTGTTTTGCAATATAGACCTGCGACCCGTATTTTACAAGGTCATTCTTTTGATATAATTTTACGTTATCATACTCGCCTTCCCACTGTATACCATCAGCAAACTGGCTCCAGTATGTGTTATTGGGAGGTGTGTTTCCTTGTGTGTCAAGTATACATATGTAAACTTTACCACCGTGTGTTACACCATCACCAACTCTATACTGTGTTGCACTATCATATTCAGCTCTAAACTTAAAGCCTTCAATCATTAATGTCCAGTAAGTATTGTCTGTGGGTAAATTTCCTGTTGTTTTTGTAACGTTCGCATATACATAAACGTTACCACCGTACTTGACGATGTCATTCATTTCATATTCTGTTGCGGCATCATAGGTGCCTGCAAAGTGAAATCTTAGTTTTCCAAGGTCTATAATTGTTGCCATTTATTGCGTCCTGTCTTTTAAAATACTATTGATATTTATGCCAATGCGTCTCACTAGCTTAAAAATTTCATTTGTAGATGTCCATTGCTGTCAATGACAAATTCAATAGTATCAATACTAAAAAAGTGAGCTTTATAATCGTTAGATCCGCCAACTATTTCAGGATAAATTGTGTCTGGTAATTGAATTGGATCTTCATCATTTGCATCAATAACTGTTACTGTGCAATCTCCTGTTGCATGATCCATTTTGAATCCATAAAATGTTTTATCACCATATGCTGTACCTGTGTATATGCCACCTGTACTATCTGTTCTTGAATTATTAACACTCATATTATATCGCCTGATCTAATAAACTCACTGTTACAGTGAAGGCATTGGCTCTGTCTGCTTTTACCTTGAGAGCATCTCCATTTAGTAAGTATATTTTGTTTTGAGATACTAAGTCCACTGTTTCATTAGGAAAAACTTTTAACTTATGAGCTACATGAGTCACAGTTGTATCAGCATGTACTATTTCTAATGTAATAGGCAATGCACTGCCTTCAACATTTGTCACATATGCACTGTGCAAAAAGTGTTGTCCAGTCCCACAAGTCACTAAAGTTGTACCTGTAGTTGTGTTGATTGTTGCTGTTTTATATGTGGTAAATGAAGCCATGTTCTTCCTTGTCTATATACTTATTTATTAAAAGTCTAACAAGGAAAACAACCCGCCTCCGCCTCCACCGCCACCACTGACGGTGCCTGGTTCAAATATATTTGTTGTTGCATTATAAACTAAAACTTGACCATTTGTGACACCAGTAGTGTCAACATCATTTAAATCTCCAACATTTTTGGCACCAAAAGCTGTGTTAAAATCACTTTGACTAAAACTATCTCCTGGCTCAAATTTACCTGTAGTTGTATTCCAAACAATAGTTTGTCCATTTGTAGGTGGTGTTGTATTTGTATCTACATCAGTAAGGTCATTTATACTCATGCCTTCGATGGTTGCAAACAATGGTTTGTTCATTGTCCAGCGGTCATTTGCACTATCATATGTAAACGTAGCATTAGCTCCGTCTACTGTGATACCAGCTCCGTTAGCCGCTCCAGGGTTACCAGCACCTTTTGCTATAGTAATGTTTAGATCGTCTACGTCAAGTGTTGTACTGTTAATTGTAGTTGTAGTACCATCAACTTGCAGGTTACCTTTGATTTGTAGTAAACCTGTGTTATCGCCTATTCCAGCAGGATCAATAATAAATGTACTTGGTCCTCTTAATTCACCAGTCAGTGTAATATTGTTGGATATTTCTGTATCACCAGTGCTTGGATCGTGATCCACATTGTTTGCAAAACTACCTAATTCGAAATTCTTACTTGTTGCCATTATGCACTCTCCAATGTTGTTATTCTTGCTGTTAACGATTCTATAAGTTCTTGTTGTTCTTGCATGGCTTTTACCAATACACTTGTAAGAGCGTTATAATCAACACCTAGTCTCTCGTCTTCGTTTGATAAATCACCTGTCACCAAATTAGGTAGTACTTCTAGTACATCTTGGGCAATTAGTCCATGCTTAGTATTGCTGGGTTCTGCACCTTCTAAAGCAACTCCGTTAATATCTTCTTCAGGTTTAAACTTGAATGTTTTAGGTTTTAATGCTAGAACATTTGTTAGTTGATCTGTTTCTGCAACAATATCTTGCTTTATTCTTTCATCTGAAACATTAGAACCGCTGTGGTAGTAATTACCATTTTGATATATTCGAAATTTATTATAAGTGGCTTGAGCTGTGTCTTGTCCTACACCGCTTGGACCAGCTTTGAAACAAACACGCCAATCAGCACTGGAGGCATATACACGACCTGCAAACCATTCGTTATCTTGACTACCGCCATTACCGTTGTACATGTACATTCCGCCGCCGCGATAGCTGTCATCACATTTTTGAATGAAGCATCCTTCTGTATATCCACTACTGTTTCCTTCTACCATTACACCAGGATTGACTCCATATAAATGCAACATTTTGTCAGCTTTGCTTAGATCCTGTCCTATGCTTATATATGGATAAGACCCAGTGGCGGTATCATGCTTCATTGCCATGAGACCTGTGTTGTTTGTGTAAAAGACCAATCTCTTATTGCCTCTTTGCACAAATTCAATGTCTTGATTGTCATCTCTGATATATTGACTAAAACCTTCAGTGCCTGAATGTCCACTTTGATCATTTGTAATATGTAAACCCGTTGCGGCTCCGTCTGCAATATGTAACATTCTTTGTGGACTGTCAGTTCCAATACCAACATAACCAGCTTGTGTCACTGCCACTCTAGTTTGTGCATTAGATTGTGAATCATTTTGTTGTTGGATTAGAAACTTACCACCATCAACTCTAAGTTGAAAGTTTTCATTTGCATTACCATCATCTTCTGTCATCCAAATTGTTGGTCTAAGTCCTGATATTTCTACTTGTTGATAATCGCTATCATATATAAACAAAGAACTTGATCCAGGTGTGCCGCCAATACCAACATTACCAGTCTCATCATCAATAATCATGGTTGCTGTGCCATTGGCAAAATTGTTGCGGAAGAATACTAATTGACCATTTGTATTTGTATACAAGCCATTACGCTGTCCATTTGCATTGGAAACAGAAATTTCTCCAACTACATCCAATTCGGTATCTGGTGTGCTAGTACCTACACCTAAACTTCCTGTTACGTTTACACCATCATAATTAATTCTAAAACGTTCTGCTAGTGTTGTGCTATCATATGTTTCAAATATAAGTTGATTTGCATTGCCATTGGTACCATCAAATTTAATATTTGCACCTTCTACACCTGCTTGACCAACCCATTTTATACTAGGTACATTTGCATTATTAAGTCTTTTAAATTGTAAAGTAGGTTCTATAGTTTCTAGTTCTATGT